TGCGGACAGTCGACGGCGGGCGGCGGCGGATTGCTTGCGCACCCGCTCAAGAACAGCGCCAAGATCATCGGCACGAGCAAGCGCCTTGTCCCGAGCTTCCCAAGCGTCAACGAGACTCTGTGCATAGCCCCTCTCCTTCTCACGATACTTGGCCTCAAGGGTCTGCGCTCGAGTGGCGTAGTCCTCGCGTAGCGCGGCAATGTCCTCGCCATAGAGCGCCGCGGCATAGCGATAGCCTGACACGAACGAAACCACTATGCCGCAAACAAGAAGAACTCGCTTCATGGCTACACAAGATACGCATACGCCGTAATCGCGAGTCCTAAGCAAAAAAATCTAAAGCTCCACTTTCTAAGATGTCCAACACGCCAGTCGAGGACCTCATCTTCTTTAAGTTCTTCCGGATAGTTAAGTAGCTTCAGAAATACGAGAAAGGCTACATAGAAAATAAGGCCATTGACAAACGGAGAAAGCGCCAAATCCTGTTCTGAGTAAATGTCATAAACAAAATCAGGGAACACCTGCGCCCCAAAATATTCATGGACTTCGACCCACCGCCTACAAAACCATTCCCAAACAAGAGCCCATACAAAAGCCAGGGCAATCGCATATTTACGAAATTCGGTATCAGAGATACGATTGTTTTTCATACCTATCTTTCCTAACAGATCGATAAAGATTTTTGTCATGAACGATTCCACTGTGACCTCCTATCAAAAAATTGGATTGTGTCACAGCACTCGTCACTCATGCCCCAACTGCTCACAACTCCCCAAGAAACAGTTTCGCTTCGGCCTGACGGCGGCGCGTGAGCCCCGGCAGGACTTTGCCGTTAGCCTTGTTCACATCAAGGAACTGGCGAGCGGCTTCTTCGGTGTCGCCGTCGTTCACGGCGCGCATGAGCTTCGGGCATTTGTGGACGACGCCGTCCACGCCGACGTTGTAGGCGAGCGAGAGGAGGGCGACAAACTGGCCCTCCGTAACTTTGACATTCAGCCAACGGGCAAGGCCCGAGGCGTAGCGCTTCAGGTCCTCTAGGAGCATGGTGTAGGCTTCCTTGTACGTCACGACTTGTCCCTTCTTCACGTCGGGGCCTGTGTGGCCGAACCCGATGGTGAGCACGCCCGCGGGGCACAAGTACGCTGTCTCGCGGAAGCCTTCCCACTGCTCGATGAAGTCTGCAGCCAACTCGACCGGCCAAGCCGTTAAGGGTTTCGTTTCACTCATGGGCTTTCTCCTGTATGCCAAGTTTCTTTTCAAAAAAACTCTCAACGATTTGGAAGGCTCTTGCCCCCATGTTCCCGCCAATGGCGGCGCATACCGCACTGATCTCCGTCGGCTGTGCAAGACCCTCGGCCAACATGTACAGGACGCATCCCACGAAGATAGAGGACAGCATGTCCCCGACGAACTCGAAAAACTTGAACGTACGGCCTGACTTGATGAGGCAGTAATATCTGATAACGCCACCGCCTGCTCCGAAAAGAATCGGAAGCACTGCGCGAAGCGACGCCCACGAATTTGGATCTTTCTCTGGCATGGTTGTTTGGAAATGTTTCTGACGATATTGGATGTTCTTGTCGCGGTAGTTTCGTTTGTATCCGCTACATATTGGCTAAGTTCTGCGGTGAAGACGATGTATGCAAAGGACACGAACCGCCCACCAGAGGAGCGCGAACTGCTGATTGAACTGTCCCAAAACAGAAACATGCGCGCAGCCCTTGCCGCGTCCTTTGCCGCATATCTAATCGCAATGAAGTACATCTACATGGCGCTCTCCGCTATTGGCGTAGGGGGCGAATAATCCGCCCCCTGCCTAGTTAACGATCCATTGCTAGAACCGTGCGGATGTGCTTGATGCACTCCCACGCTTCACAAAGATCTTCCAGGTTCTGGGATGTCAGGCTGTAGTGACCGTCCCGAGCGTCGTCGAGGATCTTGTCGATCTTCTCCAGAAGCTCTTCTTCGGTGCGCTCACCCTGCATCTTTCGCATGTCCTTCAAGTCCATGACTTTCTCCTTATTCGACCGCGTGTTTCTTCGCGATCTCAAGGAGCGCGTCGATGTCCGCCTTGTCGACCATGTAGCCGCTAAGCTCCACCTTGCCGCCGGCCTCTTCGAGCGCGGCGTAGGCGGCCGCGGATGCACGGTCAAGATCAACCTTCCCTTCGTCCACGATGCCGAGCATCTTGAGCGTCGGCAGGGACTGCTCGACACGCACCGCTACGGCGTCGCGGATGTAGGGGGAGACGAAGCCGATGCCAAACTTCAGGAGCCCGGTGGGTGCCTTCGGCATGACCACCATGGTGATGAATTCGCTGGCAATCGTCGGTATCTGGGAGACTTCAACGTTCATGACGCGCTCCTACCGGTTACTGCTGCGCCGTCGTGCGGGCGGGATTGGAGACCGTCACCTGAGTCGCGCCTTCGGGAGACGTCCACTCGTTGTAACGGGGCATCGGCTGCGGGCAGATCGCGCCAAGCGGCACGACCTCCTTCGTGATGGCGTTGACACGAGCCTTGAGACAGCCGACCTCGGTGGCCAGATTGTTGAGTCCGCAGGCGCAATCGGACGCCACGCGGTCGATCTTCTGCGTGATGATCTGTTCGCGCAGCTGAGCCTTTTCAGCTTCGCACTTCTGCTGTGCTTCAAGAACTGCCACACGTTCACGATTGGCCGCGGATTCCTGAGCGATCGGCGTGATGTATGCGTACATTTCGTCTCGAAGCGTCTTGTTGTCAGCAAGCGTCTGCTTGTAGACTGCCGCGTCCTGATTGTCGCTGTAGCGCATGGCCGTCAGTTCCGCGATCTTTGCGTCCTTTTCGGCGAGAGCGTTAAGCGCCTGGCCAAGCTGAGCGTTCTGACAACCGCCGCCCAACAGACCGCCGAGAAGGCCGCCGTTGCCGTTGGCGTTGAGAAGACTCAAAGCGGTACCGGCGATACCGAGTCCAAGGCCGCTTCCTGCGACACCCTTGCTTGCGAATTCACCCATGGCAAATCCTCCATTCAAATTGCACGAAGCGTCGGCTCGGAATAGCCTCCTCTCCTCGTGCAAGACCAGTATCTTGCACATCAGAACGCACACGCGCACTAAATCAAAAACCCCGCCGATGTTTCCACCGACGGGGTAGTTGTTTGACTATTGAACCTCAACCAAAATCAAGACGAACAAGATGTTCCCAAGTAGCGGAGTGACAAAATCAAAGAGGTTGTCACGACTCCAATTCTTCAATAAGAAGCCTGAGTACCACGGGGGAGTTCCTGCTTTCCTTTCTGCTTGAGCCACTTCTCTACCAAAGTAGAAACCTACAGTAAACAAACCTCCACAAATTGCGGCTGTAAGGGGAGAGATTTCTAAAAAAAGAGCGATCAGTACGCATGCTGCTTGAAGCCAAACAGCTAGAACGGCGTGAGCAAAATTACTGGCGTTCATAGCTTCACTCCCTTCTCGATAAGAGCGGCTTCCAACTTGTCCATACGCCACCTCTGGTAAGCGGCCTCAAGTGCAAGCGCTTCTTCATAGCGGATGCCGTATCTGTCTCCAGCAGGCGTCACGAGACGGTGCTCGATATGAGTTTTAGGAGGAGTGACATTCCCTTCCTCATCGACAACTTCAGGCACGTCGACAACCTCGACATCCTCATACTCGTCCCCCCACTTGTCATAGCAGAGGAGACCGTAGCGAGTAGCATCTAATCCTTCAGATTCAAATGCAGCCTTTACTTCTTGAGCAATTACGCCTACATGAAGTCTTGCATCTATGCCTTTCTTTTCTACTGCATCTTTGAATTGGAAGACCTTGAAGTTGATCTTTCCCCAGGCGCGCATCAGTGCTTCTTCAGGTGAGGCGATAGAAGTCTTTTCACGTTCGTCTGAGGTGTTGATGGTGGCCGTTGATGCAAACAGCTGTGCCCATAAGCGATTTGCTTTACCTAAGGAAACGCTCTCTGTCGTCTCAGGAGATACGCTTTCTAGTGAAGTGCCCCCAAAGACGACATTTTTGTCGTACAACTGACCAACTGTTACGTTATTAGTTCCTTGTCCAGAAGAGAGTGACACTCTGTCACTCAGTGTAACTTGCGCGTTTGGCGTCGTATAGTACTTTTTTGTACTTATGCCTTTGTCTGAGATATCGAAAAGCCAATCGAGATCGGATGCCTTCGCTTGCGTTACGTCTTTTCCGACGTAACATCTAGCAAAAACTCCTTGTTTCAGTTGTCTCCCAATTGCTAAGAAATTGTCAGTCGAAAAAAAGTCATAGGCGTGCCTTCCAGAAGAACAAATATCATTATTTCTGATTACACCGCCGGCACTCTTATCAATTTCAACTTGAAGAGTCTCAGTACCTAGGCCACCAAAAATGTTGTTATACGCTATAAAACCATCAGAACTATCTGTTTTATAGCGCACCTTTACGCTATCTTCGAATCTACAACCAAAAAAGTTGTTGTAGCAACCTCCCGAGTTGTCGATTGCGTAATCCACGTTTCTACCACTGAAATCACAACCAAAAAAAGAGTTGCAATTAACACCCCAACGTGACTTAGAATTTTCTTTCGAGATTCTCAGCTGTGTGCATTTAGCTGAAACATCTTGTGAATCAGAATAAAACCTACCACCAAAAAATTGGTTTTGATTTACCCACCCCGTCCCAGTAGGATAGATATCTAAATTAAATCTATTTTCAGTAAAACTGCTCAAGTAATATTTATTCCAAGCGTTACCAGTCTGAGACGCTGTAATATAAAGACCTCGGTAAAAGTCCTTGATCTCTCCAACGTGCACCTCAGCACAAAACAGGTTTAGCACTTGAACAGCGATCGAGCTTTCAATGCCATCAAAAGATGTACCTTTTCGATCTAAGTTTACGACGCGAGGTAAACGCATCTTTATGCCTCGTCGCATCGTAGAGTGTGTTGCCTCTTTCTGACCAACTGTAACAACTGGTATGACGCTTACTCCATGTGCTGAGAACTCGGCTTCTGAAAAATCGCAAGAACTATCAATTTCAATCGTCTGTGAGACAAAGAATCTTCCTTGAGCCACACATAGACGATTATTCTCTTTAGCAAACTTCAGAGCAGACTGAATCGCTGCCGTGTCGTCATGTACTCCATCTCCAACTGCTCCGAAATCCTTGACGTTCACTACATCAGCGAACCTGTCCTTGAGCATACGAGGCTTTGTTGTACCTTCAGCTAAAACTGGTACGAAGTCACCAAGCCCATAAGGCGTCTCGAAGATTTGAATCTTGCCTTTGCTCTTCTTCACGAAGGCACGGCCATGTAGATACTCATGTTCCATCATGCGCTCCACTGGTTTTGTTTAATCTGTTTAAGTTCCCGTCGGAGGTAAGCGCACTCAAGGGCTAAGGCCTCCTCATATCTAATGCCGTATCGATCGCCAGCGGGCGTCACGAGACGATGCTCCACGTGCGTCTTGGCAGGCGTGACGGTACCATCTTCGGCGACGACCTCAGGTTCATCAATCACTTCAACATCCTCATACTCGTCATCCCACTTGTCGTAGCAGAGAAGACCGTAACGAGTCGCGTCCAGTCCTTCAGAAGCGAAGGCCTCGATGACTTGCTGAGCGATCACACCGACGTGGAGGCGAGCGTCGACACCCTTCTTCTCTACCGCATCCCTAAACTGGAAGACCTTGAAGTTCACCTTGCCCCATGCTCTCATCAGAGAATCGTCAGGCGAAACGATTGAAGTCTTTTCGCGGGCGTCGGAGGTGTTAATCGTGCCAGTGGCAGCGTAGACTTGAGACCATCTTTTGCTTGCGGTACCAAGCAAGACATTTGCATCGTTACCCGGGCAAACCGCGTTGATGTATAGCGCCAACGGTGTGTATGAGTCTGTTTCGTTACTCGCGACAAATTTCGCTTTAGTAACACCAGAGCCCAACGATTCAATTTGCCCAAAATGCCACTCAAGTGCAGCTTGATCTGTCTTTAGAGTAATGCCGTTTTGTGGCCCTTTCGAATGCAATCGAAGCTCTTGTGTGTCGTATAAATATTCTGTACCGCCAGTGTTGCCTGAGAAGATCTTATAACCGTCACTACCAGGAGCGACATTAATCTTATTCATGCGACATAAGCTTTTTATATCGCTTTGTTTGAAGATACTTGCGTTAGTACAACCACCACCAACTTTTATAGATGGGTTGCAAGTAAGATTGAAAATCGAACCAGAAACGCTTTCACAGTATATTGATTCAGTATCTCTAACACGATCTTCAGCCTTTGTAATTGATAGATAACAATCAATGTATGCACCAACAGTATTTTTAAGAAAGACTGTGTACGCACGATTTCTTGTATCTTGCCCTACGAGACAAGACACCATCCTGAAATTAGAAGCGCTGTCGTTATGAATGACGTTGTGATAAATATTACCGTGGGATTCAAACTTACAGCCCACAAGGAAAATACTGTTATTACCCCCGTTGCCTTCTTTGTTTTTATTTGATTTAAAAGCAGTATTGACGTATGACTCAACTCGGCAATTCGTGAAGTACAAGTTATTGCAATTACTCGTTCCAGTTGCTCCCGGCCGCGGTGCAAAAAATTGCAAATCGATTGCTGGTGAATCAAAGCTTGCAGACGCATATTCTTTGATTTCTTCAGAATACGTTGGGTACTTCTCTGGAATGCACCCCGAAGCCTGAAAGTCGCAAGCTATGAACTTGCTATCCCACGTCTCTGCGCTATAAAGATGACGCCCTCGGCCATAGAACACGACGTTAGTGCAAAGCAGATAAGACACTTTATCTGTCGATAAAATTGACGCGATAGGATCTGTGCTTTCATTAATCTGTCGCTTTCCCATAACCTGCGACGGGCCGTCTAAGAGATTAGAACTTAGCGTTAAATCTCTGATATCTACGTGATGTATATGGCCAGCGAAAGTAGAATCAACGCCTTCTATCGTAAGCAAATCGAAATCGACATGCCTTTCGTATGCATTAAGATCTAGATAATTTGGTACTTTCTTAGCTATGATTGTGGCTTGTGCGCCAGAACCCGCCAAAACTATGCTTGACGGCAACCGGAGCGTATGACTGCACATATAGATGCCGCGAGGGATAAGTACCGTTCCACCGCCTCTGCGTTCACACGCATCGATTGCCGCTTGAAGTGCGTCTGCATCATCTGTCGTGCCAGCATAGAACTTAAGAGTGCCTGAATACGCGACCCTTCCGTCGCCCTTTGCACCGAAGTCACGAACATTGACAACATCCGAGAACCGTTCACCCAGCGTCCTCAGTTCGGTACTGCCCGAAGCCTTCACCACGCGATTGCTAATGTCCTGCCCGTAGTGCCCAGGATCGCCGTAGCCTCCGACGGCAAAGAATCCGTCAAACGGATACTTCTCCACGTCGTCGAGCGTGTCGACCACGTGCGGAATGTCCCACGAGTAGATGAAAATGTTCTGCTTGATCTCTTCGCATATCTGAGCGAACTTCTTCGCTTCTTCGGCAGATTTTGCCGCGGATTTCGCTGCATTGAAAAGATTGTCAAGAAACTCGCTGACAGTAAGATTTGATGTAGGCGGGAGAGAAATAGTACGTCCAGTCAACTCAACTAACTGCTGAATCTGCACGACAATTCGATCAAGAGATTCGTTGATAATCTCCGGCGGGAAACGTGAGAAGTTGGTCAGTTGCATATTCTGCGTGTAGGCAACGGCAGACCCAACGACAAAGATGTTCCCCTTGACAATCGGCGTCGTCAAGACAACCGTGCCACCAGGCGTAGCAGTCTGGTCCGCATTCATCTCGACGGAATAATCCTGCCCATACACAAGCATTTTTGCCTGTGCTTCAGGATCATCAGTCGTGGCGACATACACGTCAGTCTTTTCAAAGATGAGAAAGCCGAAAGGCAATCTCGACTGTCCCTCTGACGTGAACGGCCCAGCCAGTCTTTTCACATACTCAATCATAGAAAAAGGCCCCCATATGATGGGAGCCAGTTTCGTGCGAAAAGAACGGCACACGCGCACTAGTCTTGCGGATTCGTCGCCATCTTCGGCATGCGTGTAGGTTCAAGTTTGGTCGGAGCCCACCAATACTCTTGCCCCGTTTTCTTCATTGCCCATCCCTCCACTCGAGCTGTGTAGCCCGGGGAGCAGAATTCCATCAGGTCGTTGTAAACCGCACGGTCAAAGACGGCCTTCGTGTACCACAGGTTCACGAAAGGCATATGACCTCGCACGAGCTTGAGCGCCTTCGCATCCGCAGAGCTTTCTTTGTCATACGCCCCCTCGTTCCACGCAGCCTTGGCGACGTCCCAAGTGTCGAGCATCGTGCCGGCAACGGGGCCGAGGAACCTCAGGAGGTTCGGAGAGCCGTAGGCGTTCTGACCGTCGACGCCCGCAATGATGAGGTCCGTCAAGAAGGAAAGGCCGCCGCCCGTAGATAGGGCCTGCCACCAGAAATCGTCATCGCTCATGTCTTGCAGATCCCTGCCGGCAATGAGCTGCTTCAACTGAACAGAGATAACCGCAGAGATTGTCGAGCCGACAATGACGGCGGCGGCATACTTTGTTGCGCTGGCATTCCCGCGAGTCTGCACAAGATCCTTCCCTCGCTCAAGATGCCTCAGCACAAAGCCGATCGGGAAACTCTTGAAGAGCAGAACCGAGCGCATGACCTCGCCGCCGAAAGTGCCGCGCCCGCCCGCGATGTTGGAAAGAGCCCTCGTCCTCAAGTCGGGAGCTAGCGAGGCCAGACCGGACTCGTCGCGCAGGAAGGCGACGTAGGTCGAAACCGCGTGATCGACGTCTCTCTGTGTGAACGGGGCGTCGATCTGAGGATCAAGGCTATCCGGATTGGGATTGATGCCGTTCAGCGTGTCGAGATCGACCTCTCGGATGTCCTGTCGTGTGAGGACGCGCGCGCCATTGTGGGCCTTGTACGGCTTTGCGGCCTGCCACAGCTTCCAATCACGTTCAGTCACGCCGAGGCGTTCCAACTGTCGCTTTTGGAAGGGCTCGAGTATGTTCCAGTCCCACGCGGACACGTTGGACATGACGCCCATCATGTTAATCATGGACGCCTGTCTAACGCCGTTTGTCCACTGGTCGAGCAGGGAGAACTTCATCATCCAATTTGCGAGCATACCCGTCCAACCCTGTCCGACATTGTTCTGCCCAAAGCGATCGAGATTCGACGCAAGCGCGTCGGCCATCAGGCCCGCGCGGCGCGCGATGTCCTTGGACTCGCTGCCCCACGCCTTGCAGAGGTTTGCCGTCGCCCTCAGCATAGGAACCTTGTGCAACCCAGAGGCGACAAAGTACGTTGCGATGTCGGGCAGAGAGTTGATGAACGTACTCTGTAGCTTGCCGACGACCTCGAGGTTGCGAGCGCCGCCCATGAGACCAGCAACGAACTGCCTGTCGGGGCGGACCGACGACGCCTCACCGTTCAGGACAGACCAGGCCGAGTCGTAGTAATCCTTCGACAGACCGATTCGCTTCGCCTTGAGTGGCGCGAGGACACCCTGCATTTTGCCGTTCATCTGATCCGCTTCGGCCTGACACATGCGCTTGATGCCCATGTTCATGTTGTTTGGGTTAGGGCCCATCATCTCGAGCAGCGCCGCGTCCTTTGCCGTGCGGCGCAGGCTCCCGAGCATATTGCCGAAGAACGGGCCGTGACCGAACATCTCCTGATACTCGATGAACGCCTCGGCGTCCTTGAAGTGGATTGACCTGTGAAGATCGCCACGGTTAGCCCTGCTAGCGCCGCCGCCGAAGCCCTCACCAGCAACAGACGAAAGCTCGAAGTTTTCCGCGCCGTTCTGAACAATGGTGTCGTAGGCTTTTGAAAGCATCTGGACGATATCCTCATCGGACATCTTTTCGCCGTTCAAGTCCACATATCGATCCTTGTCAATTCGATCAAAGACATACGAAACCCACGCCATTTGGTTGTCTCCGTATGGGTTGACATCATTGAACGTGTAGCCAAACTGATGCAGAAATCGTTGAAAGGCATAGTCACCCTTGAGGATCTCTGCTGCCTGCCTCATTCGAGCATCGTCATGCGTCTGAGGAACGTAGTGCTCGATCTTGCCTAGATTTCCGCCGGCGGCATTGAATCGGTCGACGGCGGAATCAGACATAGACACCCAGACACCGGCAACCTCCTTGGCCATCTTGGAACCCGTATCCTGACCGTAGACCTCTCGCACAACGTCACGAGCAAAGTTCTTGTCTTCCATCAGGCCGAGGATGCCTTTCTGCTTTCCTTCCAGAGCCACCAGAAAGTCAGACGCCACTTCCGACTGAGTCGCCTGCACATAGCGATCGACCTCCTGCAGGACCTGCATACCCGCCGAGTAGCCGTGGTAGCCACGCTTGCGTGCAGTGGCCATGCTCTTCTCAACGCGGGCCTGCGCGAGCACAGTTAAGCGAGCACGCTGTTTGATCTTCAACGCCTCTGCCATCATCGCCTCTTGGACTTCCTTGACAGCCATATCTACTCGCGCCTGTTTAGACATAGCATCCCAAGCCACCGGATCCTTAAGACGAAGCGCCGCCATTCTCGCCCGCACCTGTGCCAACAAATCTGATGCTTCTGTTGGCGTAATCTTTTTCCCGAGAGAAAGTTGTACGCGTTCGACGCACTCTTTGCGCATCTGCTTTTTACGAAAGTCCGTCATTTTTAAATCCCATTGTTTACCAAGGCACACGCGACGGCGGTAGCAACACCATCAATCGCAATCTTCTCAAGCTCAGCCGCTCGAGCATCTTCACGAGCGATCAGCTCGGCAGCGCTAATCGCGGCAGGGTTTCCGTTTTCGTCCACAAGCGGAATCGCCATATCCGGCGAGTCGTCAAGAGCAATCAGGGCCTGACGAGTCAACTGCTTGAGTTCAGCATCGTTTTCGGAGTCACGAATTTTTGCCATGCTCTCTTTCACGATTGCTGAGTCTTTGGCTCGTTTTTCTGCATCAGCAAGGGCTTTAAAAGTCTTGACATTACCAAGATCCTGACCGATACTTTTATCAAGAGATGCGGTAGTTTCTACTGAAGGCGAGAGTGGGTGCCAAACATCCTTTGAGGTGTGGCCACGGTCGTGAGCCTGACGATCAGCTATCGTAGCTCCTGAATCCCTGTTGCTGCCGACTGAAGTCGCGGGTGGATGCCAGTCCTGAGGTTGCCCTTTGTGTAACGAGAGGAGGCCACGGTCGTGAGTCTGACGATCAAGCAACAGGGTTTCTTTTTCTATAGGTTGCTTGCTATAGAACACTGACCCAACACGATAAACCCCCGCTACCTTCTGAAACTCAACCTGAATTACAGCACGGGTCAGTCGCCCTTTCTCATCAACAACAATGGGACGAACAATGCGCAAACTGTCAGCCTTCGTTCCTTTGGACACCCACGCCCAATTCCTCACAACATCGTAAAGTGCGTGTTCAACATTTGAATAACCAGCCTGTTGAAGCTCCTTCTCGTGCTTGCGAATGTGGTCGCCGTTAAGCGTACCTTCCTGCAGTCGTACCGGAAGCGGCAAAACACCATCAACCCCCTCGGGCATCACCATAAGATCGGGCTTCCCATCGAGGCCAAAAACGCGATGAACTTTATCTCCATCACGCCCAACTTCAACTAACTTGAAAGGCTTCGGAGCTGAAATGGGAGCCATACCTTCCTTGCGCATCGCATAGTCAATGGCATCTCGCAAAGCTTGCCCACGCCGTTCGGCCTCAAACTGAACAACTCCTGCAAGGCTATCCGTCTTGATGAATTGCCCCTCGTCGATTTCAACCCCTGTTCGGTGTGAGAAGTCTCGCATCACATCAAGCTGAGAGAGCGTCGTTACGTCGCCAAACATCGAGGTGCCGCCAGACGCAGCGTCGGCCTCGGCCATCGCGCGGTTCTTCCGGATCAAGACTGCGCTGGACGAGATGTCATCCACAATCCGCTTGTAACCTCCGCCCTCCTTGTCGACCTTCGCAAAGTAGTCGAGGTAGGCCTGCGCCATCGGAGACCGTGTAGTCGTCTTCTGAGCGGCAAGCTCTGACACGGACAGCTTCTGTCCGTTTGCACGTGTGGAAACGAACTCATTGAGCACCTCAGCCATGGCGGTACGAACGTCAAGGTCGCCAGTGCCATCAAGATCGAGTAACTTAGGCGCGAGCGCTCGATAGGCGCGCAACATGGTCGACACTCCGGCTGGAGCCTTGCCTGCATCCAGAAGCCCTGTCAAGCCAGGTGTCTTGTACACAGACTGAAAAATCGCAGCGTCCAAACGCGCATTTGCTTCTGCCGTTGGAACGCCGTTGACGACCAACCGATTGCGCTCAGATGCGGGCATGAGCTGCACGAACTGAGAGATCGTATCGAGAGAAACGTTTCCGTCCTCTGTGAACTTGAGCGATGCCAGGTCGATGCGTTGCGCATCATTGATTGCCTGTTCGACCATGCTCATCTCGGCAGTCGTACGGGTGTTTGTCCTATCGGCAATGTCGACGGGTAGCTTTTCCTTGTCGACCACGCGCACAAGGATCGGCTTCTGCATCTCCGCAATGACATCAGGATCCACGCCATGTCGTGCCGCGTCCAGCATTAGCTCTTTCTTGTACGTATCTGCCGTGCCAAGGTCATACGCGTGATTGAGCGCCGTCACGCGCCCATTACCAGCAATAGCATATGCCGCGTCCACGCCCTCGACTCCGTACAGGTTGTTCGGCTGACCGTTGATGTCGTTGGACGTGATGACCATGTCGGCATCCACCACGACGTACTGACTGTCGTAGCGCGCTCCAGTGCCGTCCACAAGCGTCACAGCAGTGCCGCGTTGAATGTCGGGGATATCCGCCCAATCCGTCACGACGGGCGCGCCGTCGGACAGACTGTTGCTGATCGAGACGCGAAGGTAGTCGGGGTGCGCGGCAATCCCTCGCATTTGCGCAACGCTTTCCTTCGAGGAGCGGTCGCGGTTCTGCAGGATCGCGCCGTCACGCTTTGACTGCGCGGCCAACTTCGCCAGAGACTTCTCGCGAATCTCCTGAATCACCTCAGGATCCACGGCCTTCTCACTCACGCGGACGGTCTTGCCCGCGTCAATCTGTTCGCGCGCGGTCGCCTCGGCCTGATGCGCCTCACGCACCTGCTCGGCGTTGCCGTGGTCGACCGGAAGGTTTGCCTCGGCTGCGACCTGCGTCGCGCGGTAGCGTGCTGCGTCCTCGACGTCCACGTCGGTCAATCCGGGCGCGTCGACCCCCGTGGCCTGCGCGGCCTGCGCCGACCTCGAGCCTCGAGCCTTCCACGACGCACCTGCCGACACGGGCCCCATGAGGCCACCAACGAGCGCATTGACGCCCATCCCGACGGGATCCGTCGGATCGTACTTCAACGCGAGCTTGGAATAGTCAGCATTTTCGAGAACGGTTTTAATCGCGCCCATCTCGTTATAGGACGTGAAAGCACCGAGGCTCGCACCGGTCAATACCTTTGCCTTGATGCTTCGCCCGAACGCACCAGGCACACCGCCCCAAAAAGCGTTCATCGCGCCAGAGACCATGCCGGCCTTCGTCGCAGTCTCATCGTCAACGCCCTCGTCCTTGAGCTTTTGCGTCTCATTGATGCCAACAGAAGCACCGAAGACAACAGGTGTCACAGCGATCGAGGCAGGCCCCGCAGCCGCACCAACGGCGGCGGCCATACCGTACTTCGCCAGACCGTTCGAGACGCCGTAGAGGACCTGAGCGGCCACGCTCGTTTTCTCTGGATCGGGCGTGTACTCGTCGCGAACGAGGCGACGGTTCTCAGCAGCCGTCGCGTCAAGCCACGCGCGGTACTCATCGTCGCCAAAGCCCGCAGACGAAACGACACCCTTCAGCGCAGACTGGTTTTCAAGGTAGGCTGCGCATGCGCCCTGCCAGATGGCGTCGCCCATACCTGTGTACCAGCTCGGCTCCTGTTCCACAGGCTCAACCGTCACCTGCGGAACGGGCGATGTGACCGGAGCGGTCGGGAGCTCCTCCGAATACTCTCTCAGAAAAATCATCTTGCAAAGCTCACAACGCGAATGGTGAAGGGAGAGCCGTCGGCCTGAATGAGCTTCTGCCCGTTGGCCATGATGACATCAAAGTCGTTATCGACGCCCGTCGAGGACATTCTCAGTCGCGCGGTCGGCAGGATCTTGGCGACCTCCTGCCCCGTCAGGGGCGTGCCGTCGGGGAGCTTTGCCACGACGCCCTTGAGGCGCTCGAAATTGCGGACATTGCTTCGCACAGCACTCTCCAAATCACTCAGACGAACGCCGCCCTTGAGCGCGACCTTGTAGCCGTTGTGCTCCTGAATGTCTCCGACGATTTCCATCATCGCCTGCGTTATTGCTTCTCCAGAACTCGTTCCGTTCATGACCTTCCCAGCCGCCACCGCTGTGATTGAATCGACCACTTTTTCGCGCACTACGGGATTGTCAATAAGACCATTCAATGCCTCGACCTTGAGCGGAATACCTGTGCTAGGCGAAGTCACAATGCCGACCTTCGTCTGCTTTTCGGCAATACCCGATTTTCCAAGGAAGTAGTTTTCTGGAACGCCATTGGCACGCATTGATGGATCAGCAGAAAGCAAAAATCCCGTTGCATATTCGTTACCTAATTGGCGCATCACAATGCCCACACCTGCCTCACCAGCGGCGTCAGCAATCTGCCCCAAAAAGACAGCCTTGTCTCTCGCCCCCAAACCGTCAATCTTCGTTTTGAGTCGAGACACCTCCTCGGAACTGAAGATCCTTGCTTTCGTCCCATAATCTGTTGCCATAGAGTCAGCATTCTGAGCACGCTTCGTCACTTGGCCAACGATCGAATTGAGGTCATCAAAATCAATCCCCTTGGTGTCATAGTCACCGGTGGATATCGCATACGCAATCGGATCGTTCTTTCTCGACTTCGTGATTTCGTCTCTAGCTTTAATAAGGGCGTCGCGACGCTTTACCTGGCCAACATAGTCATCGCTACCGCGGACAGGAGCCGAAGCTTCAATGACAGCATTTATTGCATCGACAGGCATCTTGCGAAATCCATGCATAGCAGCAACTGTCTCGGCGGTCGACTCATAGAGGTCATAGCGACGCTTACCTTCGGGTTCCCCATACGCCTCAACATACTGCTCTAGACTCAACATATCTGCATCCACTCCAGTCTCACCAATAAGCGCAAGACTGTTCTTCTCGCGGAGCGCAAGATCTTGACGCCACTCGGATTGAGCCTCCTTTTGCTTCGTCCAGACCGACGTGAAGAGCTCTGCACGACGAGCTCGAGAAAGGCCATCAATAAGCGGGAGACCAGTCTTTTCCGAATTAATTGCCCGCCATAGCTCATCCTTGTCTCCAGTAAGAGGATGCTTTGCCGCCAACTCAACTGCGAGCAACCCTTTTGACTGACGCCAAAGAGAGTCGTCAAGCTTTCGACGGATGTCCGCACTCATTGAATCTTCTGGAGCTGACCTCAACGCCTCAAAAGCACTTACAGGATCATCCTGAGCCCACGCCGAAAAGCGATTTGCCTGCAGCTGATCCATGTGCGCACGCTTCTGGTTTGCCAAGGTCTCGGCGTCCCAGCCCATCAGTTGAGCCTGGTAGTCGAGCTCCATGTCGACAGAGGCCGACGACTTCGCAAGATACTCGGGATCCGCGTAGTGGTTTGCGGCGTCCGCCTGCAAAGCCTCGACCTTGGACGAGGACGACTGCATCTGGTAGTGCCTCGTCTGGCTTGCGTTCCATCGCTGAGCCTGACTTTGAGCAGACTGCATGCGGTCATAGACACGGGACTGTACAGCCTCACGTGCTTGCGGAGACAACTTGCCGACAATCGCGTTGACGTCACGAGTCATCGCCTCCATTGCGGGCTGGTAATCATCCATTGCATTGCGGCCCATCTTTGTGAGATAGCCGGTCTCTGGATTGTTGAGATGCGCGTCGATCGCACTCATCACCTCGCGCTCGGCATCGTCGCTTTCGGCCTTGATGACACGGGCGCGCTGAACGTCTAGCGCCTTGACCGCAGAGTTGGCCCACTCCTGCACAGGCATGAGCGCCTTCTTCATAACGGCGTCATAGTCCGTGCGATCTTGAGGCACGCTGATAGGCGAGAACCCAGAGTTACCCGAGTCCCGCACCTGAGGCAGGCCGCCCTGAAAAGTCGGAACCATTGGCATTTAGTACCCTCCGATCATCGTCTTCTTGTAGCTGGACGCAATGTCCGGGTAGTTCCATCCACCACTGCTTTTGCTCGTGTCAAACATCCCGGAAGCATTCATGAGCATGTAGTTGCTGGCCACTTGAGATGCGCCGCCCAACAGCGTCGTACCGAACTTGTCCCACTTGTTGACCTTCTGCGCCTCGGCCTGAAGCGCCTGAGCCTCGTAGCCGACGCCCTTCCACCGGTAACCCCACGCCTCAGACAAGGCATTCGACTTGATTTGATTGACGTCCATCTCCTTGACGATGTCAGTGGACGCTTGCATTTCGGCAGCGCTACCTTCGCCGACAGCGATGCCGTTGGCAGCAAGAGCCGCGCGCTGAGCAGACTTGACCTGCCCAGCAGCCATCGTTTTTGACACAATCGCCTTCTCGGACGCACGCAAAGTTGCTTGATACTGGCGCTCCATCATCTGTGCATTGATGCGTGCGATATTGGCCTGAGCCTGCGCGGCCGCATTCGAATGTTTGGAAATCCCGAATGACCCTAGCGCTGTAATGGTGTTTGCGATGCCCTGCGCGATGAGCATCCCGTATCCGAATTGAGCCGAGTTTGTAGCCATAGAAAAACCCTCTAAGATGCCTACACCTTAGAGGGCCTACCTCCCTACACGCGCACGATCACGAGAGCTCGAGCACTGTTGTCATGCTCACGATTCTCAGTGGCAGCGGGTATTTCTGACGAACGCAGACTTGCCCACTCTGAGACCACTGCGGTTGAATCTGAAAGCCTATCTCGTCGGTAATCGGCTCGGGAACATTGCCTGCGAACTCTGTCGAACGTGACGGGTATTCAGAGAGCTTGTCGAACGACGGCCCCGCCTGAGTACCTGACGAATTGACCACTCGGAAGAAGACCTCGCGAACGTTCTTCTTGTGTCCGGACCCGTATGAACCATCCTGAAGCGCCATCGCCACTGGCAGCGTCTTCATGTCCGCCGTGAATGGCAATCCCACATGAACGACTTCGGCAGGATAGGTGAGCGTAATCTTTCCATCCTTGACGACCTGAGGCGGCTCCACCGCACCATCAGCAAGAATGTTCACGGTTTCTCCCTCGAGCCACGAGAGCCCCGCAATCTCTGTCCTGGCCTCACCACGGTATGTGCCGGCACAGTCAACGAAGATGCACTCCTTTAGCTCAGAGTACTGGCGCTCCGACATGCGCTCTACGAAACGCACGGGTTTCCCACCGATCGTGCGAAGTACTTCAACGTAGCAGATGTCCTCATCGCCCTCGGCGACGACGCACACAGACTCGATAGAGCCAGCAGTCTCAACAGTAGAGAAACCGCCGACTTGCTGTTCAGGCACGTAGGTCATCGCAATCATCTTTCCAGACGAAGAGACTGCCCACACAATAGGAGACGGCGCTTTCGAGTAGGCGAGGTCGACGATTTTCAAGTTATCGAAAAGGTGCGGCGCGCGAAGGCACACGTCACCTGAGATATAGCCTCCTGCCTCATAGTTGTACCCAAGCTCACGAAGATGTCCGCCTCGACCTGCACCATAGATCATGCTCGATCCGATGACGAGAGGCTGCACATTGGACGCGCCCACATATGACTGGGGTCGAACTGACATTGACTCAGGCGTAATGGCGTCCGAATTGAGAGGCGACACGCGCCACTCGGCAGCGCCAGTCATCAACATCAGCTGTGCCAAAGGTACGATGTGCAGGATTCTGTTTGCCTCTCGGGCCGCTACGCGCACAGCGATGCGGTCATCGTCCTGAGACGGGAGCGAATAGCTCATGTCGGACTCAGTGCCGGGACGAGTGGCCCAGAGGTTGTTAGGACGCGTGTACGTCCCGCCAAACCAACGCCTCTGCTCGAAGTACGAAACGGCACCAGGGTAGTCGCCGACCGAGTCAACCGAGGCCGTAGCGCTCGCGCCCGAGCCAGTGGTCGACGTGATGACCACCTTCGGGGACGTGTAGCCCTGACCGCCCGAGCGGACGTTGATCGCAACGATCGCGCCGTCTCTGACGACTGGCGTGACCTGCGCGCCCGAGCCCGTCGGGTCGGTGATCGAGACCGAGCAGGGACTGCCCTCAAAGTCAATCTCCTGTTCGTACAGCGTGCCACTGCCGTACTTCACGACAGTCACTCGAGCGACCGGCTTGACGTAGCCGGAGCCGCGCGAGGTGACCGTGATCGACTTGAGCGTAGTCACACCAATGTAGTAGTCAACACTCGAAGAGTCGCCCGTCATGTCCCAGACGACATCGCTCGACGTCGTCGTTTCGATCTTGGCGGTCGCGCCCGAACCCGCACCGGACTTGTCGATGATCTCGACACGCAACTGAGGATAGAACGTATCGCCGCCGTGGTGGTACTGAGCGTATAGGTTCTTCGAGACGAGGTCGTACCGCTTGAGCTCGAGGCCGCCATCGAAAACGCGGTAGCCGCTGCCACCCGCTGTCACGGTGATCGACTTGATGCCCTTGGCCTGCTTGAAGGCGTCATCGTAGATCGGGGGCGTAATTGATGCATCTGGCGAAATGTTCTCATCGATGATCTTCGTCGTATCGGTCTGACCAACATACGCCCAAATACCGCCCTGGTCGCGATAGACGCGGTAAAGGCCCGCACCTTTCACTGCATCCCACGTGATCGTGTTGTACGAACCGTCACCGTACGGATTGCAGTCGATCGTCACGGGAGACGACCGAACAGACTCCTCAGTGCCGTCAGCCAGCAAAGCAGTTACGGCATAGGTTCTCTTGTAGTCCTTCGGGTTCGTCACATTCTTGTTGATCGTTTGTGTAGCAGAAAGCCCGGTTGGCGCGGGCAGGGACGAGCCGAACTTGATGTCTACCAGACGCCAGTCAGTCGCGCCGTATCGCCGCAACTCCTTTGGCGGGTAGTTCGGATGAACAAGCGTCATCACGTCAGCAGACTGCACGTAGTGAATGTCAAAGAGGTCGTCTTCAAGGTACGGCGTCTCAACCTCGTATGCTTGGCCGCTTTCCCCTAGGAGGGTTTTACCCAACGTATGGAAGCGCACATACTTTTCGCCAAGCTCAAGCACCATCGTCTGCGAGATGGAAAAGTTGAACGGGATGAGTCTGGCCTTCTTGCCCGCGTGCTTTGTATGGTTGACATACTTGAACCCCGGTCGCATTACGATCGGACCTTGCGGCTCGATCAGGAAGTTCTTGCACAGCGCCATGCCGGTCTGGTACTTGCCGTCATCGATGCGGGCGAACATCGAGGGAGAGACCTCTCCGCCGTTGAAGGCGCGTTGATATTGTCGAATTGCCATCAGATTACCCTCGCACGCAAGCCGGACGGCAACGGCCACTCATCGCGACGACGATGAACAGACATCTTCGAATCAACCGTTTTGGCTCGAGTAAGCGCAGCCTCATACTGCTGCAGGAGACGAACAGCCGCGTCGCTCGAACTATCCGAGCGCTTGACGGGGCCAACGAGAAAGGATGCAAGAAGTATCACCAGAGCCTGCACAAAGTAGGTCGGGAATACCGTTGCTGTGTCTACATAGGAAACATATGTCAGCACGACATTCGTCGCATTCGTGAAGACGGCACGGCCCGAGTTCGACTCATAGAGCTCGACCTCAAAGTCAAGCGGCAACCCTTCCTTGCCGACTTCAGATACGCGAAGCAGACGCACGCAGTCGGACGGCAGGAGATAGCCGTGCTTCCACTCATAGAGATCCTCGTCCACGTTTGAGAGCTCGACGCCTCTGGAACGCCGGATCGCAAAAGACCAATCGTGCTCCTCATAGAGCTTGCGCAGAGCAAGCGGATACCATCGAGCGCAGTGGCCGGCCTGAGGCGATCCGTCCGGCGGCGTGATGGATGTCACATCACCAGAGTCGCCAAGCATGCCGAGCGCAAGGTTGCAGATGTCTACAGCAGTTGCCATAAAGAAAAAGCGGGACGTTTGTCCGCCCCGCCTCCTGAAAGAATTTTCAGCTGTTCACGCGTCAGGCGGCAGCGCCCGGCAGGAACTCAATGCCCTCGACCTTGTACGTCGTCGGGACTTCGATCACGTCGCTCAGATACGCCGTCATAGTGCCACCCGTAATGGAGGTAGGCGTCGTCTTGAGACGAACGTAACGGCGATGCTTGACCGGCATCGGAAGAGCAAGACCCTTCGTCGTGTCAGCCGATGCAAGCGCACCGGTCTGAACTACCGGCTTGAACGAGCTGTTGTCGTCGGAGTCCTCGATCGCGATGACGATAGAGGTGCCCTCAAGAGCCGTCGGGAACTTGCAGACCACATAGAGCGGTCGATCATTCAGACCGGTCGTCGGAGCCTTCTGAAGGAAATCGATCACATCAGAAGTGATAGCAGTGGTAGCCGCCTTCTTCTCGCAGAACGCGAGCTTAATATCCATCATCTTTCCTCTCCTTACTTGAGAATCTTGCCCGTGTTAGGCATGATGTCCGTCCCAAGTCGATGAATCGGCACGCCGCGGAACGTCATGCACTTGCGACCCGCGACCTCATCCTGAGAAAGAAGAACGTTGTCCTTGTTCAGGATCTGGCGAGCCAGGAAGCTACGGGTGTTGTCGTTCATGTAGAAGGCGACACGACCCTGCTGCTCGTCGGGCAAGCGCTCAAGAGCATCGATCATCAGATCGAGAAGGTCCGGACCCGTCGTGTTCTTCTTCGTCAGCTTCGTGGAGTCGATGTTGGCGATGCGGACGACGCGCTGCGGATCGTACATGGCAACGCCAATATCCCAAGCAAATTCCGTAATTTCTGCACGGAAGCGCTTGCCGTTGGCGTCAAACGCGTACTGTTCGCCCATGTTCTCCACAGAGAGACCAGCGTTGGAACCGTTCTCCGGATAGAAAAGATACGTCGAAGCAGGATCCCAGTTGATCAGAAGGATGTCCGTCTGCTTGTTTTCGGTCGTACCCTTGGCATCGATGATTCGATCGGCAAACGCTTCGTTCTGAAGCGTGACGATGTTGAGAATGCCGTTCGGGTCGCGGCTTTCGAGGTTGCTGTCGCCGTAGAGGACCTTCTTGAGGACAGACCGGGAGAGGCCGCGCATGAAGCCTTCGTCCGTGCGAAGACGGAAGGCGGCGCGCTCATTGGCCTTGCGGGTGTCGAGAAGGGACTTGTCCACTTCGGAGCGGGAACGGACCATGGCGGCAGCGTAGCGAACGTCCGCGCCCGTCACGCGCTCAGCATCCCAACCTTCGTTGAATGCTCGCACCTGACCTTCCGGGTAGGACGTCACGACCTTGCCTCGGTCACCGAAGCCGTCATTGCCACGCTGGATGACAGCCTGGTCAAAGAAGCCGTTGTAATCTCTGATGGTATGGATAAGCTGGCGCACCGGCTTATCGCTGGTAAGACCTTCGAAGTCCGCCAGAGTGATCGGATTCGAGTCAGTCACAACATTCGGCATTTACTTGCCTCCTTTCATTGCGTCTTGGTAAAACTGCTCGGCGGTATATCGTCCGTCTTCGGCAGATCCGCCACCGGGGTACTTCGCCTCGCCGAAAGCGCGTCCGATGCGGCTCAGCAGTCGCAAAGCGCCCGGATGGTTGCCCATCGGAGAGCTTAGGAACTCCTGAATATCCGCGTCGACCTTACCATCAGCGTTACGCGCGAAGGTGTCGCGAAGACGAGCGATGTCAGAGAGCGACTGCGTGAGCTTCTGGCCACCGAACTCCTTGTCGGCTTTCGACTGTTCCATCCACTCATTCGAGATCTCTGCGATACGTTCAGCAGAGCGCTTCTGAAGTACGGGAGCCATCTTGTCAAGGAACCCTTGCGCCTGTTCCTGACTGAGATTTAGCTCCTTCGCTACGCCTTGGAAGGCCGTGCCGACTTCTGTATCGAGCTCGGTACCTTCAGGCATCTTGAAGTCCTCGTACTTCTCGGGAGCGCCCTGCTTCTCGCCTTCGCCCTCCTCTTTCTCGGCACCCTCTTCGCCTTCTGCCTGACCTTCAGCACCGGCTTCGCCAGCCTCACCGTTGCCGCCTTCCTGCGGCTCGGCCTGCTGCTTACCATCGTTGCTTTCGGCAGACGTCAGCAAAGTGCCGGCATTCGTGTCGGACTCTTGTGCGGCAGGAGCGGGCGCAGTGCCCACACCGCCGGTCGGAGTCTGTTCAGTCGCTTCCATTCGCTTCGTCCTGCATTAACCTGTAAGCATTCGCATCCACCGACATGATTCGATCAAGGAGCTTCAGCCCAACATTGCGCTGGCCCTCATTGAAGGCCATCACGGCAATGTCACGATCAAAGCTGTTTCGGTAGATGCCCGTATCGGAAAGTAGCTGCCACAGGACAATGCGTCCGTCGCGCGTGGCCAGTACGGCCTTCAACGCATTGGCGATCTTCTGCAGCCTGATCCTTTCCTCTTCTCGAGCCTCGACCTCCTCCCTGCGGAAGGGATCGCGCTCAGGTGTCATGATGTCAGTCGTCATACTTCACACGCGCACTTACTGCTGTGCCATTGCCGCAAGTCCCTTGACGGCCTGACCGGCCATCGTGGAATCGTCGGACGGAACGCGGCCGAGCTTCGCCAGAGCGTCGGCAGACTGTTGCATCTGTTCGGCCTGCGCCTGCTGTTGCTGGGCCTGCTGTTGCTGTTCAATCGCCGCCTGCGCCTCATCGGTTGGAACGACAACGGACGGAGCAACAGAGAAATAGTCCGCATACTCGTCAACGAGGTTGAACGCGTTGAGCTTCTGCAGGATGTTCGGATTGACCTGAGCCGCCTGCATGACGCGACTCACGAACTGATCGAGGCTGTTGGCCCGGATCGCACGTTGAGAGCGCGCCAGCATGGACGTGTACTCGACCGACAGCTTCTGCCCTCGGAGCTCTTCAGGAGGCGGCGGAAGCTGGCCCTGACGCGCGAGGATGTCAAAGCATCGCTCGATGAGCGGACGCAAGACTTCCTCGTTGAGACGCGAGAGCACGGGCCCGAGCATCATCAGCTTTTCCTCGTGACGCTCGGCCACTTCGGTAGCCGTCATCTGCCCGTGACCGGCATTCGCGATCATCATGAATAGGTCAACGTTGAAGGCCGAATTGATGCGACTGCGAACGTCGGCAATGTCTTCGCGCAGGTCTCCGAGCGGCAGGTTCACCGCGAAAGCTGGCTGCACCTGATTGCCCGCCCCCGGGTTGTCAATGTAGCTTCGTCCGCCAGGCAGGAAGTCGACCTCGTTGTCTCGAGCGTCTGCCGGCATGATGAGCGGCGGATTGACCATGTAGTCGACCGCATTGCCCTTCTGCACCTGATGGTGATTGAGTTGAAGCGCGTCGCCGATTGCCATCATGCCCGGCGCTTCCTCCGAGTAGACGTCAGAGGCCGATGCGCCCCACCGTCCAACGACAGCAGGGAAATCGCGGTAGCCGGACTCGTCAAGCACGCCAGATGCGTCCTCATCATGATCGACCTGAATGACGACAGACCTCCACGGCATGTTTCGGTTGTCGAGCTTGCTTGGATCGCGGTCAAAGCGCGGCTCAATGGCATGTATGCAGACGAAGGGTTCATCTACCTTCCCCTCGTCGTAGTTGGTCAGAACTGCGCGAGACACGCGGTCCCGTCCGTAGCGAGAGACGAGCTGCCCCGCCGTCATCGTGAAGCGACGATAGAGCGTGTCGGGGCGGCCTCGGAAGTCACACCCGATGCAATACTCACCGCACACGAGAGGATGCGCCACGAAGCTGTAGACGGGATCCTCGACGATGACAAAGGCCGCCACGCCGAAGACGCCGACCTCTCGCCATGTGTGCTGCAAGGCCTGATAGACGTTCGTCTGAGTGAAGGCCATCTCCATGATGCGCTGGACATCATCAAGCCAGACCTTCACGGCGTGCGACTCATCGAGGTCAGGAGAGCCAGTCGTCAACGAGAACCACTGCGACGACGGGTCCGTCATGCCGGACATTAGACCGGCCTGCAAAATGTTCGCAGCGCGGACCGCCGTCGAGTCATAGATGCGATTCCAGCGGTCCCGCCCCTCGTTCGTCTTTGATTTGGTGTACAGGAAGCGGCCAGACGCAGGCGTGATGTGGCGACTGATCTCGAGCCACTGAGAGACATAGGGCTCACGCTCTACCTTCAGCCGCTCCCACCTGCGAAGGACACGCTCACGCAAGTCCTTATCCTTCATGGCTTACCCCAGTTTTCCGCCAGCACCAAGGTTAAGGTCGCCAACACCGCCCGCCCCCGTGAGAAGCGTCGATCCACCGCTCAAGCCAGAATTCATATTCTGCTCGAGGATAGAACCTACATTTGCAGAGCTACCCTCCTGCTTGCGCTGCTGTTGGCGCTGCTGGGCCGCCTGCTCCTTTGCCTGCTGCTCTGCGCGCTTGGACGCGGCCTCTTGGGCCTTCGCCTGTTTGTTGCTCGAATAGACGGAAGCGGCAGCACTTGCCGCCGCGATGGCACCGCCCGCGATGATTGCACCTGTTACTCCGCCAGACATTGGCTTCTCCTTGACATGAGTTGATCAAATTCGTCCGTAAATTCTTCCTCCGCCTCCTCAAGCGTTTTGGCTTTTGAAGGGAAGGACATCGTGATGTACGTCTCTGCCCGCGCAATGAAGATTTGCGATCTGCCCGGCGCTCCGCGAAGCACGGCATAGCCAACAATCTCTCGGGCATCCTCACCGACCTTGACAATGCAGTCACCAGCGACGGTGACGAGCGTCGGCACCTTGATGACAGCACCACACAGGATTGAGCTGGCCGGCATCTTGACTGTTCGGACGTACATGCCGCCATGAAAGAAGTGCTCCGTCGGGAAGTCGTATTGCGGCATCTCTGCGACGACAGCACGCATCCTCATCGTTTCGTCGAGATCCTCTGGAGAGCAAGCCGGTAGGTCTGACACAAGCGAAAGGGCACTCATAGCTTTTTCCAGAAGAGCGTGTTCATGGGCGTCGCGACCTTCTCAAAAAGCTTTTCGGCACGCGTCCCCTTTTTCACACCCCAGTAGAAGCCGTAGCACCCGTCTTCCTTGGCGAAGCGCTCTGCAGCCTCAATCAGGGCCCGACCGACGCCACCCTTTCGGTAATCGAGGTCGACCCACAGAGACTCCGACGACGCAAGCCTTTTGGCCTTGAAGTGCGGAATGGTTGTCGTAACGTAGTTGACGAAGCCGACCAGGCGGTCACCGTCAAAAGCGCCGACACTGTGCAGCGTCCCCTTGATCTCAAGCCACAGATACTCTTGATAGTCAGGGTCAGGCTCGAGGTCCGGATATCGCACGTCCTCTCCGTACTCCTTTACGATCTTCGGCCACGCGGGATTTTCCCAAGCCTCTCGGCAGGTGATTCGTTGGATACTTATGGTCATCGGATGCTCCTTTGTGCATTCATACTCCATCATCAACAAACACACACGCGCACTAACCATGGAATGGGCTTATTTCGGTATCTTCGCTGTAGTTTCGTTTTTTCTCTATTACCTTGGCTATCGGTTTTATTTAGCTAGACAAATTGATAAAGCTTTAAACCAACCTTTTCTTCTTTTACTTTTCAAACAGCCTGGAGTTAATCAGTCAATCAAAATAGAAATGACATCGGTTTGTTCCTCAGCTGAATGTTTATTTTTTAATGACTCAGGTGTTCATAAAAAAATCATGAGCATAGCCAACAGAGACGTTCTCTGTTCTACGCTTGTGCTTTATACACTGGCTTACGCGCATGACCTAGCAGAAAACGGCTACAAAATCATGCTCAATGATTCCACCCTTATCCATTACGGAGTCATTGGCGATGTTCTCACAAAACTCATTCTCCAAAACCAAATCTTGACCAGCACAGAAAAAAGTAATCTCCTCATTACTATGGCTTCGTCCATGCCGCCTGAAGCATTACAAAAACTTAATGGACTTTACCAATCGCTGGACTCCTAGGTTCTTTGTTTATCTATATGGGTCTCTACTTCTGATCTCCTGACGTCTCCTTCCAGCCGGCGGCGTCGGGTTGTCTATGTATTCGTTCATGCGGACGGCGAACGTGAGCGCCAGCGCGTCTGCATTGTCAGGCGACGCCATGCCGCGCTTCTTCATGTCCTCTTTCTTCTCGAGCAAGATTTGATTCGTCGGCGTGTAGCCGTACTCGACGCCGGTCAGATCGGTCTCGAGGTCGGCATCCTGAGGCAAGCAGCCGCCCTGCGCAATCCATGCCTTCATGCGTCCCCACATCTCAGCACGGAGATTCTTGTAGCGCTGTGTATTCGTAGCGCCAGAGCCGAAGTTGATTGCGTTGACCGGATAGCCGTTGTGTCGGAGCCAGTCAACAGGCGAGGCACCGACGCCGCCGGTGTCGACATTGATCACGATCTTGCGCACGCCCATCTTGCGCAGATGGTTGTAGTGCTCTGCCACCTTCGCGCCGAGGTCATGCCCATCGAGGCCATGGTACTTCTGCTTTGCGATGGAGCGCCCGTCCAAAGCGAAGCGGGTCCAGATGACCGATGCGTCATCGCCAAAGCGCGCCACGTCGACGCCAATGATCGCGACGGTCTGCGCGTAGTTGATGACACCCATCGGCCTTTCCATCGACGCCTGGACGATGTCTCGCGGGATGAACTGCATCGAGGATGTCGATGGGAAGATGCCGCGAACGCGGACCTTGAAGAAGTCCGAGTCCTCGCCATAGTCCTCTTCCCACTGCTTGAGCAATGCCTTGTTCGAGATGCCGACGGTACGTGAGTCAATGTGTTTGTGCCACCAGCGATGACGATGCCGACCGAAGCAGTCAAAGAACCGGCCGACCGATCGTGTCGGGTTCCCGAACGCCGTCCAAATGATTTGCGTATCTCGGTCAGTCACGGCACCCTCCACGACTTCCCAAATGATGTCGGCAATGGACGAGGCTTCGTCGAAAACGACGAGGATTCGCTTGCCCTGGTTGTGCAGGCCGGCGAATGCTTCGGGGTTTGACTCGCTCCATGGAATGGCATCGATGCGCCATGTCTTGTCGTGGCCCGGCTGTTTGGAGAAGATGCTCGTCGCCGTGAATTGGAACCAGTCCTTGAAGAGGCACAGGTTGTACCACTTCGCCAGTTCGGCCCATGTCTTCGTCCTCAGCTGTGTATCGGTATTGGCCGTCACCACACCACGGGTATCAGGATAGGTGCATATAGCCCACAAGATCAGCCACGAGACAGTCGTAGACTTGCCAATGCCGTGGCCTGATGCGACAGCCATCCTGATGACGTCGGCGGCACTTTCACCTGCATTCAGGCGTTGACCGATCTCAGACAGAAGCTCCTCCTGCCAAACGTCGGGACCGCTCATACCCTCCAACATTCCCTTTCCCCAAGGGAACGCACACCGCACAAAGCGCAGCGGATCCTTCGAACAACGGGCCGCGACTTGCACCATTGCCTGGAATACACCGCTCTTCGTCGTAAGATCAAAGTCACTTGCCTGCATTGATGACCCCCAGAAGAGCGCCGGCAAGCGCTCCAATAGTCTCGTCCTTGTCATCTCGATCGATCGGTTTCTCCCCAACCGTGTCACGAATCGCTATGAAGGCTTTAGTGTCACCAGACTGCGCGGCTTCAATCATCCCCATTACGATTTGTTCCGCATTCGTATTACCCTCTACCGAAGGCATGGAAAGCGCAACCTCAAGCAACTCTTTGAACGTCTTTCTGCGACGTCGTGACGCACCAGAAGCGCGCCCCGCTTTGGAGGCCAGTTTTTTCCGCTCACTCGGAGTTCGCTCGGAGTTCGGTTTAAGGTTTTCAGGATTCATTCCGGTATGCCTCCAACAATTCCATGTGCTGCGTCACCATCCAGTCGTAGAGATTTTCGAGCGATCCAAAGCTGGTTATTGCAAAGTCAACGACATACGCCGGATGACGTCCATAGATCCATTCGTCCCGAGATTTCATATGCTTGAGACGATGCTCCAGCTCTCGTACCCTTGCCTGATTGTTCGTCACAACTCCTCTGACAATGTTTGTCAACCCGTGTTCCTTCAATCTATCGATCAAGAATCTTTCGACGGTAAATGCAACCGACTCCCTTTTAGTCGTAAAGATCACACGCTCCAGAACCTCTGCACCAGCCGCAAGAATCTCATTGATCTTGTCACTCTTGACTGAGTTTGCGATGCGACCGTGCGTCGTCTCAACAACGTGCGCATGCATCCTTTTCCCCTTGCCCTTCCCGACGTAAAAGATTTTTTTATCACGAGAATCGATGAGCAGGTACACGTAGTACCCTTCGGCAGGTTCCTTTTTACGAAGCCTCAACTTCAGTTTATGAGCCACCTTGAGCGCATCTGGCTCGATGATGTATGTCCAAACAAAGGCTTCAATCCTATCCGCATCAGCAATATCTTTTAAATCATCTTTCTTCATCTCACCACCTCCTTAAAAACGTTTTCCACCCCGCAACAGACTGACATCGACGACGCCCAGAGAGATAGTCCCGAAGCGTTCTGATCGGCATATCAAGCATCTGGCTTATCTGCCGATAGGTATACCCCTGCGCCCGCAACTGACGCGCATGCTCTACGTCAGCGTTCAAATAGCGAGCGTTCACATGATCCTCGCCGATTGCCCGTCCGTTGTCGTTCACAGCTACAGTCATCCGGTGCTCGGAAGTAGCGTGGATATTCGAGCTTGACCTTTCGGATTGCGGCATCGATGATCTTTGCTCGCCTGAGCGAGTTGTCCCACGCGACTCGTCGCGCGTCGGCGGCAGCTCGAACAAGGCAAGCTGACGCCACTGGCGGAAGGAATCCAGAGACTCCGAGTTTTTGTTTTTGGTCATTCATCAGTGTTCCTCTCTCCAAAAGAGATCGATCTCCACGCGGCCGTGGGGACGGTCAGGCTCTCGGACTGCGGGCTCGAGCAGGTGGAAGCACCTGTCATCGATGCGCAGTGCCTGAGCGATGCCGTCGAGTGAAGACTTGAGCGACGCGATCAAGTTGTCCTCGTCACGCGCCCGTCGGTCAGGCGGGAAGAACGTGCATCGATATCCGATGCTCCCATCCGGCACGGCCCGACGGCCCTCTGCTTTGCTGTATGCGGCGGCAAAAGCGACGCGCCTAGCAGCCGCTACGAGCTTGCGCTTGATGGCCCAGTGGCAGCGCGCATTCGGCGAGAGTCCATGTGCCGGCCACGGAAGGACGACGCGTAGATGCTTTTTTCTCATGGATATTTCCTCATCAGTCATCGAACCAGTCGCCCTCGAAAACCCACGCGACGAGCATCGCGAAAAGCAGGACGCTCCCTATAAGGCATTCGATTTCGTCCATTTCCTTCCCTTTACCTATCTGGTTCCCCGTGGGATGATTGACATGCAGGGCCCTGAGAAGTTCTGCTTTGTTCAACCAAACCACGGAGAAATTCAATGTTTAAATTTGAAGTTCCTGAAAACGACCAATCGGTCTACGAAATCACGACTGAGAGCGGTAACCGCTACCTCATACGTTGCCCTGGCACTGCCTCATCAGACGATGCCGACAGCGTCTATGCCTTCCATTGCTTTGACGGCAAAGAACAACTCGTGATGCTCTTTAACCTCGACCGGATCGCATCCTTTACTCGTCGTCCCGACCTTCCGACTGGAGCTCTTTGCCCTCGGTGTATGTACGACCTGAACTCATCGCAGTTCGGCGAAGGGCTTCTCGGAGCTCAGCCGCTTCTTCTGGAGTAGGGTCTCCGAACAACGCTCGAATCTCTTTTGCTGCGTTCTCGGGCTTTTGGCGCTCGAATGACCGCATTACTGCCTTTGCGTAAGAACGGTCATGGTTTTGGATCAGCTCATTCACAATCCCCGGCACGTCGAACTCCGCCCATCCGGCTGCGTTCGCCAGATGCATAGCTGCGAGAGTGCACCTGAGCTGATCCTTGAGTGAAGACACATCACAATCAAAGGTCGTGAATATCGCCTTCCCGACCTTCAACTCACAATGTGCGGGAACCAATTTCGTCCCGTCCGAGAGACCGACAACGCGGTAAACAATTTCGTTCATCATCAGAAATCCTCCTCGTCCCTCATGCTCATTACCGAATCCCCTGTGTTGCACGTTGTCTGGCGTAAATGGTTCATAACCCGCTCCATAGACATAACCCTGTCCTGCAATTCGTAGATCCGCTCAGACAGATTCCAGATAACTTTGGCGAGCAGATAGTTCCTCCACGACCAGACGGCGACACAGACGGCGAGGAGAGTGACGATGAGCTTGCTGTAAAGGTCCATCAGATCACCTCTCATCCCGTTTGACCATGCTCGACTCAACCAGGCCGATCAGAATCTGGTCGATCTCTTCACGAAGCCTGTGCGTCGTGTCTGCCACTTGCCCGATGTCAGGAACATTCCCCGTGACGGTTCCGCTGAGTATTTCCTCGAGTTGATCGAGGCTCTTGCGAGCGGCGACAATACCCTCACCGGCCTTAGTCAAGGCCTTGTTTCTTTCGTTAATCCACTGGATCGACAATGACACCTGATTTTCGTCTTCCTTCATTTGAGCTCTCCGGTAAGTGCCCGCGTTGCGGTATTGAGTGTCGGCAAGAAGCCTTCCCTGTTTTGAAAACGATTCGTCCCGATGTATCTCTGGAGGACTTGCGCAGATCTCGTGATCCGTACAATCCGAACAAAAGCATTGGCCTCAGTCTCTTTGCCGACTTCTTTGAGTACCGCGAGAGAACGGTTTGCCGTTGCGCGGCCTGCGGCGGCTATAGCTACTGGGAGGACGGCAAAGTTGTTTTGCTCAAGCCTCAGGGAGTCAAACCCCACAAAGACATGCCAAAAGACGTCGCTGAGGTTTTCAACGAAGCTCAAGCTATCTACGGAAATTCGCCACGAGCGGCGTGCGCCATGCTGCGTATTGCGGCCGAGAGACTGGTCAACCATCTCCGCCCGGGAAGCGCCAAACTTGCCGATAAAATCGCAACGCTCGACATCAACGATCTGCAAAGAGCGATCCTTGATGCCTGTCGCCTTACGGGCAACGAAGCGGTTCACCGAAACGTCATTGACTTTTCCGAATCCAACGAAGAGGCTCTCGAGACGGTCAAGCTTTTGTCGAACGGCATTAACCGCTTGGTCGACGAACTGATTACTCAGCCCAAAGAATATGAAGCCTGCATTGCCAGAATGAAGGCTGCGAGGGAGGCCAAGAGCTGACATCAGATCAACTCCTCGATGCTCATGATTCGCTTGCGCTGGCTCTCACCCTTGAAGTAGAGAAAGACGCTCGAACCATAAATGCGGTTAAAGATGCGTTCGCCCAACTTCGCCTTCAGCGTGTTGGGATTGATTTCCTTCGTGTCGGGCTTCACGTCCGGCAGAAGATTTGTGACGTAGATAGTCGGAAGGTGCTTGCTGTAGCGCACGTCCAGCAAGGACATCAGTTGTGACTCCTCGAAAGCTGAACCGTTCTGAACGCCGATCTCATCGATGACGAGGAGCGGTGCCTTTACGAGGGCGTCATAGTCTGCCGTGTCGGCCTTGAAGGCATCTGCCTTGCGAATGGCGCGGAGCACGTCCCACATCGGCACGTAGAGCCCCTGCACCTTGCCGAGAAGCTCCTGCAGAATCGCGCATGCCATCATCGTCTTGCCGGTGCCGCACTGGCCGTAGAGGCAGAAGCCGACGCCCTTTGGAGCGATCTTCTCGAAGTGGTCGACGTAGAGCCGGGCCTGACGAAGCGCCTCATGGAGCTGAGCATTCGTCTCGCGGAAGTCATTGAGCGTCTTGCCCACGAACTCGTCGGGGATGCGTGCGCGTCGCACAGCGGTGTCGTGAGCAGCCTTCGCAGCCTCCTCTGCACGCTTTTTCTCGAGTGCCTCAGCTTCTGCCTTGAAGCGCTCACGCTCGGCCTTTTCTTCAGGGGAGTTCCAACGCTCCTCAGCGCACATCGGACATTCAGGCGTATGAGCAACCTTTCCGCCTACGATCGCCTGCTCGACCGTGTACTGACCGTGCTTCGGACAGGTCAGCGTCACCTTTCGGACCCCCGTCTCCCTAAAAATCTTTACTACATCGTTCATCAGAAACTCCCGTCTCCGTAGTAGGCTTCATCAAAGATGAGCGGCTTGTTGTTGCGTGGTGTGTATGACTGGCTCTGCGGCCTGCTCTTAGCGAACTCCTCTGCTTTCGTCGCCCACGTCCTCCATGCGGCCAGCCAGTTGCTGTACTTGTTGTCCTTCGAGATGTGGAAGTTGACGAACTTCGTGAACTCCGCCTGAGCGTTGATGCTTGGGGGCTTGGCTTGTACGTACTCAAGGTATTCAGTCGGGATAGAGTCGTCAGGAGAGAAAGGACAGGAAGTTTTAGGCTTTGCACGTTCTTTCTTCGGCTTTTCGATCTTCTTAACGTCGGCGCTAAGTTGATCGGTTGTTTCCCACGGCGCTTGCGCGGGCAAGCTACCTTGTTCCTCTTCCTTGTTAATTACTTGTTCTATTACTGATTCGGCTGTAGTTTTATACAGGGGTCCCCTGCACTTTCCTACAGGGGTCCCCTGTACTTTCCTACACCCCTCCCCTGTACTTTCATACAGGGGCGCAGTTTCATACAGGGGTGTGGTTTTATTCAGGGGAGTAGTTTCGTTCACGGGTTCCGGAAGGCGATCCAGGTGAAGCGTGAAGTAACGGCGTTGACCGGACTGCTGCTCCGACGAAACGTATCCAAGATCGTGAAGTTTTTTTAGCGTCGTCCTTACCAATCGATCATTTACTCGTGAGACACGAGCGATCGCCTCTGTCGAAGGAAAACAAGCCCCAGAATCAGAGTTCTGAAAGAAAGCCAGAGCCTCGAGTACATCGACTTGCGTACGATCAACCAGGCCTGATGCGCGAATTTTGTACATGGCCTCGTAACTCATTTACGTCGCTCTCCATCCGTTGCAATGCCGTTGCGATTCCGTTGATGCGACTCATGCACCGATAGTATTCTGGCTACATGGGATAGCTCTTGGACATACGCATCGAGCGCGACAAGCACAACGTCTTGGCGCGTCAAGCCAAGGGCCGAAGCAGCAAGGTCGAGCTTTTCAACCATGTCCGCGGGAGCCTTGACGCGAATGTCTACATCGCCTTTTCGCAACTCCGGACGAATGAACATTTACGGCCGCTCCTCAACTTTTGGCGGATAGAGGCGCCACGTTCTCAGATTCGGGAACCTGAATCGCAAATCGTTTTCTCTCGTCGGACTGATGCCGTGCTTTATCCAACCGGCTACCGACGGCTGCTTAACGCCAAAGAGACAAGCGGTCTTGTTCTGGCTACCGATCTCGTTGACTAGTGCTTTAGCAATCGCGGTCGATCGTTGCTGAAGTAGATCCATAGCAGTATGTCGTCCATTTGTTATTAGATAGGCACAACTATACCACAGTTCTAAGCGCAACTATGAGCAAACCCTATAGGATTGACTATTATGAAAACGCTTTCCGAACGAATCACATGGCTCATGCAGACTTACAACCTTTCCCAGACAGACCTGGCAAAGATTGCTAAAGTCAAACAACCATCCGTGGCTGCATGGGTGGCTGGCAAAACTCTGTCATTAAAGGCCGAGGTAGCTTTGGCTATCTGCGAAAAACTGCCTGTAATGTATGAATGGCTCGTTAAGGGAAACGGTGAGCCATTGCCGAAAGGTCAAACAGTCGAACCTATTACCCCTGACGAATCGGACGACGAACGCTTTGTAAAAATCAAGGTTTACAAAATCCGCTGTTCTGCCGGCCCCGGCTATGAGCCGCCCACCTTTGAGGTCGACGAAACAGCTGAAAGCAAGTCCTATCGCCAATCCTGGCTACAGAAACACCAGTTCAATAAAGATAAACTGATGATCTTCACAGTATCCGGCGACAGCATGGAACCGCTACTTTGGGAAGGCGACTCAATCACCGTGAACACATCAGAAAAAGAAGTGCTCAACGGCAAGGTTTATGTCTTTACCTACCGAGGAGAGTGGAGAGTCAAGCGCCTGCGCAAACTTCTCGACGGTGGCCTCTTGGTCATCTCTGAAAATCCATCGTGGAAGGACGAAGAGATTCCAGCAGATCAAACCGATCAAGTTTTCATCATCGGTCGTGTTGTGGACCGCTCCGGTAACGGCGGCTTGTAAACGCGATTCCGGCTCCCAACACCAGACCGCCTATATGGCGGTCTTTTTTTTGCAACAGGCAATAGTTCGGCCTTTAAAAATATAGGTGTTTCTATTGCATTCCTTGACGTCTCGTAGTATAGTTGCACCTATAGACAGACAGGACAAACCTTCGTGTTTATTCAAATCCTGCCTTTCTACATGTGCAAGCTAGTGCAGTTAGATCAGTGCGACAGAGGTCATGTACGACCCGAGCGGCCTGTCCCGAAAGGACAGGGAGGAGCTGTAGAAACCCAGACCCGCGCCTAGCCCAAGAAAGCCGATCAAAGCACCTTTGCCTGCCCATACCGACAGGGGAGGGTGCTTTGACCAGCTTTCTACACAGTAAGGAGATCTGAATGAACTCGAAGCAATACGAAATGAAGGTTGATCTGGAGCGCGCCCTAGATGGCCTTGTGCGAGGCCGATCCATGAGATGCTCCCATGTCACAGCCATAACGAAGGCGCTTGCGGATGTATGCGATCACATTCACGAAGGCCTCATCTGCGATGCGGATGAGGCCAAGGTTAAGCACCTAATGAAGATGCTGAAAGTCGTTTTTGACGACTTGTTCGAGAAAGAACGCCTTATTGCTCAGCGTCGATCTGAGCTAACGGATCTTTGCCAGACTCAAGCTGCTCAACCTGCCGAGCGACCTCACGACGAAGATCGCTGAGAAGCATCAGGTTGCGAGCAAGAGCGCGACGCGCCGGGACGTAAAGGATCCCCACTCCGCGATCAGACTTGTCCACCTCAATCTTCTCAAGTTCAACCGCGCCGCTCATTACCAGCGACAAGAAATAAAGATCATCTGTAGATAAACAATCTTTCATATTCCCTCCTTTGGGAGTTGGTTAAACAACGTCGAAACTGCTGGGTCCCGACGTCTTTAGCTTACAACCAAAGGAGGGAGCCGATTCAAGCGCTTTTGCCTTTCCTCACTTGACACGCCATTGAGGTGAGAGCGCTTGAACCAGCTTTCATAGGAGATCCAAATGGAAATAGACAAAAAGAGATACCTGAAGCTTTCGACCACCGAAAGGGCCCGCCGGATCAGGGGACGTACAAGTTTATTCGTCGAAGAGCTCCGCGCGTATGCGGTTGCGGAGCCTCCTTATTCAATCAGAACGATTGCAGACACTGTTCGCGCTGGCAATGAACTCGCTCGAATGAAAAAGTCGATCGCCGACGAGATGAACTCCTTTTGTGAGGAAATAGAGGAGCTTAGGAGGCTGACTCTTCGTGACAAGCTAACGAACGCACACCTCTTCCAGGTGGTGTATGACGCGACTTGGAAGCCGGTGTTCGAAGGGCCCACCCCGAACACCTTCTTCAGCGGCAACTACATCCTCACCATAGACGATGAGCACGTCTCCATCGGGAAGAGCGGAGATCCTGAGTTCGAATTCACGCTTTCGAAGGAAGAGCTACAAGAACTCCGTAAAGCCCTTACACGTGAACCACGCACAAAGGAGATTTGAATGGACAAACGCATCCAAATTCAAAGCGACGACCTCAAACGTCTCGAGAAGCTCTATTTCGAAGACGGCCACGCGAGAACTCTGATTTACCGCATCGACGACATGGCCGACTTGATTTTTGCAAACCGAGCCTTGCGCTGCGACATCCACACCATGCGCTCACTCATTCGCCAGTTCAGCGAAGATGCAAACGCATGGCTGGATCAGGTTTGCGAGATGAGCGGTACGCCCTTAGACGAACGCTATCTGGAGATGATTGAGATCGCCAAGAGCCACAAGGAAGACATAGTCCATCACTTGGGTGATCGCATAGACATCTGCGTGAATGGGCAAGTCTACCTCGGGACCCTTTTAGCGCCGAACGTCGTGATCGTCAGGCGATATGAGCCGGGAAGTACTCGCTTAATGTCTTCGCGTCACGACGAGCCTGGCGAAGCGCAGACTCAGCAGCCTTCTCAAAAGCAGGCACCCGAACATCCTGCATCTTGATGACGTCGCCAGTCAGATTCCAGAGAGCCTCACAGATCTCTTCCTCTGACGAGGTGCTCGAAATCTTTCCTGACGAAAGAAGTACAGCCCTAGCGACTTTCACGAATGCCGCTTCGGACAGAAGCTCGACACGCTTCCGCTCAGTGACGAGCATTTTGTAAGTGTCATCGTTTTCAAAATTCACTTTTCACCTCCTGGTGTGGGTTAAAGGGATGTCGAACTGGTGTGCCCGACAAACCAATGATCCCACCGGGAGGTGGCCGATTCAAGCGCCTTCAGTCATTAGACAAAACCTAATACCTGAGTGCGCTTGAACCAGCTTCCAAAACCAAGAGATCAACATGCAAAAAATCAAAGACTTTGAGACCTTCGCCGCTGGGTACTTCCTTGGGCTCGGCATCAAGAAGCCGACCGCCGAAGACATCTGCCGGTTCAGCGTTGATTGCAGAGCGTTCGCCGCTGCGCTCAGCTTCTACATGTTCACAGACCCCTATGTACTGTCGAAAGTGCGCACGCCTGACAAGTACGAGGCGGTCGCGAAGAACATCCGGTGCTTCATAGAGGCACTTCCTTGACGACTTTGAGGGCAAACGGCATGACGCAGATATGTGCCGATCTGGCGGCTCACTAGGCCAGATCCCAAAGCCGGGGCATCTGCAGGCGAGAGGCTTTTGCGTTCACCCCGGCTCCCTCA